TCGCTGCTGGTCGGGATCATGTCTACGAGCAACCCTCCAGCTGGAACACCCGTCCCCGGTGCCGACCCCATCGTGAACGGCGTCGGCACTCCTAACGTGCCGATCCCCGTCGGTCGACAGATGGACGTGGACCACCTGTTCGGTCAGGGGAGTGAGATCGCGTGCATGTTCCGGGCCTACTTCGCGAACAACTTCGCGAATGAGATCTGGGCGCTCCCGGTCGCGGAGCCAGTTACTGGAGCTCAGGCGCAAGGTACGATCACCGTGACGAGCCCGCCAGTCGAGGCTGGTACGATCAGCTTGTACATCGCTGGGTACAACGTGAACGTCAATATCCCCGCGACTGCGACGGTGAACGACGTCGCGAACTCGATCACGTCTGCCGTCAATGATCCGCTCTACCAGAACAAAGGTCTGCCGGTGACTGCGACCGTCTCCGCTGCCGTCGTGACCCTGAAGTGCAAGTGGAAGGGTAAGAACGGCAACATGATCACGATGCGGGACAGCTACTACGGCAAGATCGGCGGGGAGGAGCTGCCAATCGGCTTAGCTCTGAGCTACCAGGCTCTGCTCCCTGGTTCACCGGGTCCGGTGAACACGGTGTCGTTCCACCTCGCCGGCGGCGTCGGCGTCCCCGACTTCACCGCAGCCATCGCCAACATGGGTGAGACGGAGTTTGAGTTCGTCGCTCTGCCGTACACTGACAGCACGTCCCTCCTCGCGTGGGAGCAAGAATACGGGTTCAGCGATGCGGGTCGTTGGGGCTGGATGAGGCAGCACTTCGGCCACCTGTTCAGCGCCATGAAGGACACGTACTCGAACCTCATCACGTGGGGTCTCTCCCGCAACGGTAAGGTCCTGTCGGTCCTCGGCATCGAGTCGACGTCGCCGGCGCCCGAGTACGAGTGGGCCGCGGCGTACACGGCCAAGGCCGCTCGAGCGCTCATCAACGACCCGGCGAGGCCGCTCCAGACGCTGCACTTGGAGACGATCCTGCCGGCTCCGTTCCACGACCTGTTCAACCTCATGGAGCTGAACGCCCTGGCGTACTCAGGGATCGCGACGCAGCGGACGATCGTGCCGTCTGACGGTCCGATGATCTCGCGGGAGTCGACGACCTACCAAGTCAACGCCTATGGCTTCGGCGACGATGCGTTCGAGCTCGTGACGACCTTGGCGACGCTCGCCAGGCTCATCCGCAATCAGCGGTACGCGATCACGACGAAGTACCCCCGTCACAAGCTAGCAGATGACGACACTCGTTTCGGTCCGGGCCAGGCGATCGTGACCCCGAAGATCATCAAGGCGGAACTCGTCGCCGAGTACGCCCTCGACGAGTGGAACGGCCTCGTGGAGAACGCGACGCAGTTCAAGAACCACTTGATCGTCGAGCGCGACCCCAACGACCCGAACCGCGTCAACGTTTTGTACCCGCCAGATTTGATCAACCAACTCCGCATGTTCGCGGTGCTGGCTCAATTCCGGCTGCAGTACAATCGCGGCATCGACACGGCGATCCTCTAGCTTCCCCCGAGGAACTAAGGCGGCGGAGTACGCTTCCGGTTACTTCGCCGCCTCCTTTCTCCTCATCTCCACTGTAGCCATAGGAGGTTAAATTGGCACAGCGAATCGCTGGGATTGCTTTCCTCAAAGTGGACGGCGACCTCTATCCTCTTCGAGGTAACTTCACCGTGTCGCCGTCGCCGACGGAGCGCGCGGGCATAGCTGGACAAGACTATGTTCACGGATTTTCTGAATTACCGAGAGTTCCGTACATAGAGGGGGATGTGTCCCTCGTCCCTGAGCTCTCCATGGAGGCAGTCGCTTCCATCGTGAACTCGACTGTGACGGCTGAGCTCGCGAACGGCAAGACGTACGTCCTCAGGGAGGCCTGGTGCAGGTCCGCCTTCGAGTTAAACACGCGGGAGGGTCAGACCCGCGTGCGGTTCGAGGGCGTGTCCTGCGATGAGATCAATCCGTAAGTGGCTCCCACGAGTCGAGAGATAGCTCGAACTCTGGTCGCGGCGTGGCGCAAGAATGGCGTCCGCGTCAGTGAGACGGAGGTCGACTCGTTGGCACTCGCCTTCGAGGATCAGCGGCGGTTGAACGTAGTCTACAACTTCCTGATCGGCTTCACATGCGGCGTCGGAACTACTGTAGGCCTCGGCGCCGTCGGCTGGCTGATATGGAGGTGATCATGACTCCCACTCAGCAACACTTGATGAACACTGGTCGTCTGATCGAGGCCGGGTGGCTCGACTTGCGATCTACGATGCCACCCGACGCGACTCTCGACTGGATCGAGAACATGCGGACTGCGTACTTCGCCGGCGCGCGGTTCTTGTTCACGCAGATCGTCACTGCGGCCAAGAGTGACGGAATGACCTCGGTTAACCTCCATAAGATCGACCAGGAGCTCAAGTACTTCTTGGCTGAGAACACGCTGAAGAACGCGCCCGTCGCGGGTAACGCGTAGGACTAGGAGGGCAAAGTGGTAGAAGAAGAGAAGAAGGAAGAGTTCAAGAAGGTGAACGGAGAGGACGACGCTATTCCCGAGGCTTGGAGCGGAAAGCTTCTCCTCCGCAAGCCCGTCGTCGCGAACGGTGAGACGGTCAACGAGATCACGTTCCGCGAGCCGACCGCGTGGGACATCGAGCGCATCGGCAACCCGGTCACGATCGGCCTCTACGAGAACCAGCCGAAGATGCACTTCGAGGGTCAGACGATGACTCAGATGATGGCGCACCTGGCCGGCGTGCCGTTCTCGACGATCCGGTCCATGCACCCGAAGGACTGGGAGAACGCCGCCTGGAAGCTGGCAAATTTTTTCATGCCCGATCTGTACCAATAAGCGAGACAGTACTAGACTGCTACAGGTTGGGCAAGTACTTCGGCGTCGATCCGTGCGTCTTCCTGCACAAGTCGTTCAGCGAGATCGATCGTCACATCTACTGGATGGACAGGCTCGTAGAGCGCTCGAACGTCCAGAACTCAATAGAGGACTAGATGGCTGAAGAACGCGCGAGCGTCACTCTCACGTTAACCGACGAAATGTCGGATGGCTTGCGCGTGATCGCTCAGCACTTCGACGAGCTCAAGCGGTCGATGGGAGACACTCAGAAGACCGGCGACGACGCGTTCAAGTCCCTGCGCGACAACGCGAAGCAAGTCCAAGACGCGATGAACCAGGTTCATCGCTCTGCGCACGAGGGGGCGGGTCGATCGAAGTCGGCCTTCGACGAGATGGTCAAGTCCCTCGAGGCGTCGCGCAAGTCGATGGATCAGATGCGAACCTCGATGAGTGGCCTGACGCAGATCATGTCGTCAGCCGCGCCGGGCGTCGCGAACTTGGCCGGCGGGTTCAGTCGCCTCATCCCCCTGCTGACGGGCCCCGCCGGCATCGCCGTGGGCGTGGCCGTCGTGGGGGCAGGACTCGTCAAGTTCGCCCGTGACAGCGCCGTAGCGGCCGAGGCCGCGAAGATTTTGCGCATGAACCTCGGTGAGACCTCGATGGCCGGCATCCGTGACTACAAGCGGATGGGCGAGGAGATCGGCATCAGCAACGAGCGGATGATGCAGTCCCTCCAGCAGTTCGCCGAGCGGTACCACGACATGTCACGCGGGTTCTTCTCGCAGTTCCGGCAGACTTTGATGGCGTACGGTCCCGTGGCGACCCAGCTGGCGGACCGACTCGAGGAGATGGAGCGGCAGGGAAAGAGCTCGACCGAGGCTTACACTGAGTACCTCAAAGTCGTCGCTAGGCAGAGTGACACGACCGTCCGGCAGTTGGCGCGGGACACCGGGGAGACGTTCGCGGACTTGCGGCGAAAGGCGGACCAGGCGGCGGCCGGCATCCGTGAGAGGTGGAAGCTGCCCGAGGGAGAGCAGCGGGAGATCGAGCGCACCCTCCGCCAGAACAAGATCCTCACGGACGAGTGGAAGGCCGCGACTGAGGACCTGGCGGATCAGGGCTACAAGAAGCTCCAGCAGGTCGCGGTCCCCGTCGTTAATAGTTTGATGCTCGAGCTGAGGGCGCTCAAGAATGAGACTGAGGACGTCTTACGGCGGTGGGGTCTGCTCGGTTCTAAGGTCCAGCCTCAGGGTCCGAGGTCGATCCCATACCCTGGCTACGGTGGTCTGCTGACGGATCGGCCTGGACCGGCTGGACAGTACGGACCAGCACCATCGTACCTCCACGAGCAATACTATCAGCTAGGCATCGAGCAGCTCAGGCAGGGTATGCCGCAGCGTCAACGTGAGCTGTCGGGCGTCAACGAGCGCGGTGGCCGCAACCCGGTCCTCGACTTGATCTCGCCGCGGCAGGCTGGCGGTCCAGCTCACTCTGGTCAACCGTACCTCGTAGGCGAGAGGGGTCCTGAGTTGTTCGTCCCGCAGGCGTCGGGCAACGTGATCAGCCAGGCGGCCGGCGGGACTGGCACGACGCTGCGCGGGATCGAGCGCCAGACGGAGGAGGGCACCGGCTACGAGCGAGAGATCCGCGACATCCTCCAGTGGATGAAGGACCAGATGGAGGATGGTGGCGGAGGTGCCGGCGCTGGCGGCGGCGGTGGCGACGGTCGCGGTCCTGGTGGCGGTTTTCGGCTCGGTCAGTACGCTGGTGGCGGCGGTGGACAACCGCGCGTCGCTCCGGGCGTCCGCGTACCGTCGGGCCAGAGCCAGCCGCAGTCGGCCGGACAACCTGGACCACAGTGGCCTGAGCCCCCACCTCCAGGAGCAGCTGGTGGTGCGTACGGTGGTCAACTCCCGACCGGTGCGCCGCCGAACTTCCCATGGTACGGCGGCGGCGTCGTTCCTGGTCCGGGGGCGGCGAGCTGGCGCGCGTCTCAAGGGATCGTCCCGACCCCGGGTGGTGCCCCTGGCGGTGGCGCGGGACCCGGTGGTGCCGCGGGCCTCCCGGGCGCCGTGGCGACCCCGCCGGGTTGGGGTCCGGGCGGGTCCGGTTCACCGTGGCCGCAGGGTGGCGTGGCGCAGACGGGTGCGACTGGTATGGACGCCGGCGGCGGACTCGCGGCGATGCGCGCGAATTACGCGAAGGAGCTGCAGGACCCGAAGGTGGCGGCGGTGTGGCACGCTCTGTCTGAGGCTGAGGTCGGCGGTCAGGGACCGCAGGCGCGCCAGGCGTTCATGGAGACGGTGATGAACCGCGCGGCGTCTCGCGGCCAGACGCTGTGGCAGGCGATGCATGACAAGGGTTACTTCCCCGACTCGACGCTCAGCAAGCTCGGCCGCACGCTCGACCCGCGATCGAAGCAGGAAGCAGCGGCTGCAACTCAGACTGTCCTCGGCGGCTCCGACCTCACCAAGGGCGGCACCGGCAACTACAGCGTCAGCCGCAAGGCCGGGTGGTACCCGCGCGCGGTCGGGCAGTCGGCCGCGGGCCTCGGCGGCGGTCCTGTGACGTATGTCACCGGGCGCGGCGAGTACATCGGCATAGAGCAGAAGGACATCGAGCGCGGCTGGCGGGAGAAGTACCAGCAGGCCCTCACCACTGGCGGCACGCCGACGGTTCAGCCGCAGCCGCAGCCTGGAGTTGGAGCTACACCGACGATCCAACCTGGCGGCGGCTCGTTTGGCGGCGGTGGCGCGACCGGTGACACCGGGTTCCCTGGATCACCGATCACGGGAACGCTCGGGCAGGGCCTCGGCGCGGCGCGCGGCGCCTACGGCGGCTTGAAAGCGCACCGCCACGCCGGGTGGGACATCATGGCTCCGGAGGGAACGCCGGTCTACGCGTCGCTCGGCTCAGGGACCGTCGTCAAGTCGGAGTTCCAGAAGGGCGCGACCGGCGGCATCGTCACCGTGCGGTACGACAACGGCATCGAGGCCAAGTACTTGCACCTCTCGAACTGGGGCATGGTCAAGCCAGGACAGAGAATAGCGCCGGGGCAACAGATCGGCCAGAGCGGCTACAGTCCGGCGGCGCGCAGCTCAGGCGCTCACTTGCACCTCGAGTACCGAGACGCGCAGGGCAACTTGCTCGACCCCGCGAAGGTCCACGGTTGGGGGCAGACTGGCGCTACGGGAGAAGGACTGGCGGGCAAGAAAGTCACCGCGAACGCCTCGGCTCCCGGCGTACCCGCCACCGGTGCTCCCACGGCGGCTCCGGGCTTCGGTGGCGTGCCGTACATCTCTCAGGGGTTGCCGTCTACGACTGATCCGACGAGGGCGGCTCCGCAGGTGAACGTCGCTCCTGAGCCGCACGAGCAGTCTCAGCAGCAGTTCCCGCCGATGACGGTGACGGGGCCGCCCGGCCGACAAGCTGAGCCCATCCGCCTGCCGCGCGCGAGGCCCGCGGCTGCGCCGCAGCAGTTCCCGCCGATGAAGATCCGCGATCGCCACGAGGAGGAAGAGCACAAGGAGGCGAAGCCGAAGTTTCCGCCGTGGACGATCCACAAGGGGCAGGCGCAGACGTCAGTCGACCGCAGCGCCATCGACAAGAGCATCGCCGGCCAGAACGGTGGCAACATCGGCAAGGCGCAGGTCGACGTCAAGTTCCACAACGTGCCGAAGAACGTGAAGACGGACGCGAAGGGCGACGGCGCATTCAAGAACATCCGCCTCGAGCGGACGCCGTCGATGAACACGACGGGGTCGCAGTCGACCGACAGCTCCAACTACGCGGCTGAAGAGTGAGCAACGGCGACGCCATAGAGATCCCCGAGGTCACGGTCCAGGCGCCGTCGCCTTCGTCGTCCTTCGACGACAGGTTCAACGCGATGAGCGGCAGGATCACGACGTCTGGTCCACCCGGCGTCGCCAGCCTGTCACAGCAGCTCGGGCTCGACCACATCGACGTCGGCGGGACGAGCTTCTACCGCGTGGCGAAGCCGCCGTACCTCACTCGCGCCGTCATCGTCGTCGACGGCGTTGAGTACTACGAGTGGCTCACCGTCGAGGTCCACCTGGAGGTCAACGGCACTCCGCCGTCTCGGTTCAAGTTCACGTGCACTGAGCAGGAGGAGATCGTCGGTGGTGAGCGGATAACCATGGCGGCTCTGCGCATCAGGCCGCCGGACAAGTGCATGATCTTCCTCGACGGCTACTTGGTGATCACCGGGTTCGTGACGACGCGGCAGGTCTACTACGACGGGAATACGCACCAGATCGAGATCCAGGGGATGGGTCAGTCTGGGAAGCTCTCACAAGCTCCGGCCGTGTCGCAGACCGGTGAGTTCAAGCAGCAGAACTTGATGCAGATCGCGCAGGCCCTCGCCGGCAAGGCGGGCGTCGACGTCAAGCAGAAGGGGTCGCTCGACAACTCTAAGTTTCCGATGTTCCGGACGACTCCCGGAGAGTCAGCGGGTGAGGCGATCGAGAAGCTCCAGCGCATGACCGGGGCGTTCAAGTCCGAGGACCCGATGGGCGCGATGGTCCTGTTCGGAGACTACGGCGGTGGCGGCGGCTTCCTCATCGAGGGCTACAACATCATCACCGGCCTCGAGGTCATCCACACTCTGATGCAGTCGCAGGGGCAGAGCGCGTTCGGACAGGGCCTCGGCGGCGACGGCACCAACTACGCTCAGTCGAACCAGGGCAACGCGACGAACAACTCGGGTGAGAACACCGACGAGCAGCAGGCCGGGATGGCCGCGCGGACCCTCACTGAGATCCCGTTCTTCAACCAGGCGCTCGGGGCGATGAGGGCGAAGCACGAGTCGACGATCGGCAACGAGAACATGATCACGGTTAGGTGTAAGGTCCTCGGTTGGGAGAAGGAGGGCGGTGGCCTCTGGTGGCCCGGCGACATGGTGTTCGTCGACTCGCCGATGCTGATCATGAAGCGGCAGCTCAAGATCAAGTCTGTGACGTTCTCGCAGTCCAGCGACGGCGGGACGACGACGGACGTCGAGGCGGTGAACAAGCTGAGCAAGAATGAGGAGTTCGTGGAGGGATGACGATCAGGACGAACGCGGCTGACGGGTCACGGCGATCTCAGACGGGTTTCCACCGCGGGACGATCCGCGAGTTCGACGACGACCACGACATCATGGAGGCGAAGACGGCCGACGTGACGCACTCAGAGACTCACACGGGTGTGCAAGTCCACTGGCCCACCGGCATGACTGCTCACCCGATGAAGCAGAAGGACGACAAGAGCCAGCAGCAGCAACAGCCTCAACAGAGCATGGGCGGCAGCGACCCGGACATGATGAGCGGCTTCAACAACAATCAACCGAAGGGCGAGTCTTCGATCGGCCACGTCGGATACTACGG